CGCGTAGCACTCGAACACGATGCTGTTCGGGGTGTAGGCGCCGGTCTTCCCCCTCCTGATGCTGCCGGGGGTGGCCCGGGCCTGGTACGTCGTCGCCGCCGCACCGTCAGCGCCGTCTATCTGCACAGGCACGCTCCACGCGCCCACAAGCGCACCAGCAGCCGTGCGCTCGGCGTAGCTCGCCCACAGCGGGTTGCCGTCATCCGCCGGCGGCGCGTCGCTCCAGCCTGCGGGGCTGGTGCCGGTCGGGGTCGCGGGCTGGCTCGCCGACCGGCGGAAGATCACGTCGATGTAGTTGCCCGTGCCGCCGGACTCTCCCACGATGCGCCAGGGGCCCTGCCAGGCGCCGCTGGCGCCGAGCTTCCATCTGGCGTACAGGTCCCCGGCGGCGAACGTCGTGTGCCAGCTGGTGGCGCCGTCGACGCTGTACTCGGCGTAGATGCTGTCGCCGTCAGCGCCCTCGCCCATCGCCACGTAGGGCACGGTCAGGCTCGCCGGGATGGCGCTGGCGTTGCCGGTGCGGTCCACGTGCACGGCCCACACCACATAGGTGCCGTCGGCCGGCGGGCGCACGGTGAAGTCGCTGCTTTTGCCCTCCCAGAACTGCACGCTGCCGGCATAGGTGGCGCCGTAGGTGAGCACGGTCTTGTCGTAGTCCGGCGCGCCGCACGGCGCCCAGCTCAGGCGCAGGCCGCCGGCGACGATCTCGTACGCCAGGCCGGCCACGTTCTCGGGGCCGGTGGTGTCGGGCTGCGCCACCACGGTGAAGACGCGCCAGTCGCTCACCGCGCCGATGCCGTTGCGCCAGCGGGCGCGGCCCACGTAGGTGACGCCGACCTTCAGCCCGTCCACATAGGTGGCGGTGCTGTCGCCGGGGGCCTCGGGCGCGCGCAGCCAGTCGGCGGCGTCCTGCGTGCGGTACTCCACCTGCATGGCGCCGCTGCTGGTCACCAGGCTGTCGGTGCTGGCGTCCCAGGCCACGCGCATGCGCACGATGGCCGTGCCGTCGCCGCCGGTGAGCGACACGCCGTCGCCACTGGTGGCGGCCAGGCCAGCCGGTGCGGCCACGACGAAGGGGTCGTTCAGGCCCGCCGAGGGCGACGCCAGCGAGGCCGGCGCGTCGGCCCCGTCGTACATGGTGGGGTCATCCTGCGCCAGCGCCAGCTGCACCGCCTGGCCCAGCCGGTACTCGCGCTTGACCACGCGGTACACGCTCTCGCTGATGCCCAGCAGGCTGTTGCTCAACGTGATGCGCTGGCCCACGCGCAGGCGCAGGGTGCGCAGCTTGGCGGGGTAGGCCATCTGCGTGCCGCGGCTGCGCTCCACGAAGATGCGCGCCAGGTTGTGCGCGCGCCAGGCGGCATTGGTGAAGGGCAGGCTCAGGTCGCTCCACAGCGCGGCGCCGTCCTCGGCCACGAAGGCGCTGTTGCTGTAGGGCGGGTAGTCGGTCAGTTGGTCGAAGCGGGCGGGGTCGTAGAACTGCCCGCGCACGCCGTTGAAGAGCTCCAGCCCCGAGGGCGCGGCCAGCACCTCCACGCTGCCGTCATTGTCGGCATCGGTGAGCGCCATCACCGGGGCGGTGTACACGCCGGCCTGCAGGTGCCACTCGCCTGTCCAGGTGGCGAAGCCGGCCATGCTCTGGCAAAGCGCGTCGAGCGTGGTGTCGGCATCGGCATCGGTGCGGAAGGCGCCGTTGCAGGTGTACAGCGGCGCGTCGGCGTGCTCGGGCACGGCGGTGTCGCAGTCGTTGGCCGCGGTGCTCACGCTGGGCCAGTTGATCTGCGTGCTCAAGCAACGCTTGCCCCACTCGGCGCGCAGGAAGTCGGCCGTGCACAGCGCGTTGTTGGCGCTCCAGGCGGTGCCGGTGGTGCGTGGGTCGTACACCTTGCGGCCGCGGATGCGCGCGGTGGCCTGCGGTGGGCCGCCCTGGAACTCGGCCTCGGTGAGGTCGAAGCGGAACACGCTGTAGCACTTGCCCTTGAGCTGGTCTGTCGTGCTCCAGTCGGCACCGCACTCGGCCAGCAGCGAGGCGTCCGCCGCCTGGGTGTCGGTGCCCAGGTGGTGGCGCACGCGCAGCAGCGCATTGCTGGCGCTGGTGCTGTAGTTCACGCTCACCGTTTTGCCGGCCCAGAAGGCCACGTCACCCGGGGCCACGGTGAGGGTGTTGCCCACCAGGCTGGCGGTGCCGACGTCGAGGTTGTAGTTGCTCTGGCTGTCGCCGCTGCCGTCGGTGTACACCACGCTCATCAGGGCGGTGGGCGTCTGGCTAAGGGTACCGGCGCCGGCGCCGCTGAGTGTGATGGTGTCGGACTGCACGTCGGTGCTGTCCTTGCGCCACTTGCCGGTGGTCACATAGCCGTTGCTGTCCAGCGCGCCGATGCTCTCGCCGGCGATCATCACGTCGACGATGGCATCGCACTCGTGGTCGGCCCACACGGCCACCACGTGCTTGTACTGGTCCTTGTCGCCGCTGGTGAGGATGGCCGCCACGCGGTAGCCGACCACCGCCTCGCCGTAGATCACCTGCCAGGGCGCATCGGCCGCCATCACGTTGACGGTGCGGTCCTGCAGGTTCGCGTTGGCCGCGTTGCGCGCCCGGCGCCGGGCGCTCTTGGCCTGGATGGCGCCATAGACCATGGTGCTGACCATGATCAGCGAGCCGTAGGAGATGCCCGCGAAGGCCACCGCCGTCAGCGCCACGCCGGCCAGCTCCAGCCCCGCCACGGCTGCCACAACCAGCACCGGCGGCATGGCCAGGCCCAGCCGCGGCCACCAGGCGGCAGCCAGCAGCACCAGGGCCAGGGCGCCGCGGCGCAGGCCGGCGCGCAGCAGCTGCAGGGCGTGCATCAGTTGATTCACGCTCACACCCGCCAGCCGCACAGCGCACGCTCCATCGGCACGGTGGCCAGGCCCTGCGGGCCCGGCGCCAGCGCCACCTCGCCGTTGCACACGGCCAGCAGCCCGAAGGGCGGCAGCTCGATCAGCACCGCGTCGCCACGGCGCGCCAGGCGCGGGTCCACCCGCTGCAGGCCGGCGCGCATCATGGCGCTGGGCAGGCCGCCGGGGTAGCGGGCGTGCTGCTTGTAGGCGCCCTGCCAGGTGCGGCGCGGGCCGCGCAGCACGGCCAGCACGTCGGTGCCGGTCATGGCCTGGGCACAGTCGGCCACCCAGCTGAAGCAGTCATTGCCACCCCACTCGAAGGGCAGCAGCAGCCGGGCGCGCACCAGCGCATCGAGGCGCAGCGTCCAGTCCGGCAGGCGGGCCACGGTGTAGACGGTGTCGTTGGTGGCAGTGCTGGTGTGGGTGTCGGTCGCGGTCATTGCTTCTGGAACCTCTTGCTCAGCCAGGTGACGGGCTTGCCGGTGAGCTGCTCGATGCGGCTCAGCCCCGTGTCGCCGGGGAAGCGGGCCTGCTGCTGGGCGTTGTTCAGCCGCAGGCTCTGCGCGGCGCGGTTGTCGCGGCCGGCAATCTCGCAGCGCAGCGCGATCGCGCCCCCGTCGTCTTCGCCGTTGCCCGTCTTCACGCGGCACTGGTCCATCTCGCCGGACCACGCCACCTCGGGGTCGCCCACGACGCGCAGCTCGTCGTCGAGCACGCCGCGGTACAGGATGATCGGGCGGCGCCGGTACTCGGCCACGGTGCCCAGCGCCAGCGCCAGCTGCGCACTGTTGGCGATGTTCAGGCCCAGCTCGAGCGCGGGGTACTCCAGGCGCTCGGTCTCGGTGATCTGCGAGACGTTGAGCACCGAGCCCAGCCCCAGCCAGGTGTAGCCGGCCCAGACGAGGTTGTGGCTCCAGTTGGTGACGCGCGAGGTGCCGCTCAGGAACTGCATCTCCACGAGGTACAGCACGCCGGCGTGCGGGCTGGCGAGCTGGGTCTCGACCGTCATGGCAAGAAGTCCTCCATGAACTGCAGCGTCATGCCCGGGTTGCGCGCACCGGCCTGCTTCATGCCGGGCCGGTCGCTCACGAGCTGGAAAAGCGCGGTGGGCTTCACCAGGGTGATGGCCCCGGCCTCCGGCGCGCTGGCGCGCAGCGGGGGCTCGAAGGTGGCGGTGGCCTGGCCGGCACCGTTGCTGCTGATGTCGGCGCTCAGGCGCTTGAGCTCGCCGTTGATGCCCATCCAGCTGCCCGCCAGCAGGATGCCGGTGATGCTGGGCGTCCAGCCCGAGGTGAGCACGCTGCTGCCGCTGCCGGTGGCGGCCACCACCGGCGTGCCGGTGGCTACGCCCAGCGGTGCCTCGCGCCGCCAGTCCCAGGCGCGGGCGCGGTTCACCTTGCCGCGCAGCCGGTCCACGAAGGCCTCCCACTGCGGCACCTCGGTGAACCGCAGCGGGCCGGTCTCCACGGTGAAGGCCCAGCGCGGCGCGCCGATGGTGGTGGCCTGGGCCGAGCCGTCGAAGCTGCTGCGCCCCACGGCCTGCGGCCAGACCAGGCCCCACTCCACGGAGGCGGGGCGCAGGGCATCAGGCCAGTCGATGATCGCCATATTGCCGGCCACGCTACCCAGCCAGGGCAGACATTGGCAGGGGGGCACGGCGGCCCGGAGGGGGGCTGGCGGGGCCGGCTCAGGCCTGCCGGCGCTCCATCATCTCCAGCAGCTGGGCATTGGCCTGGGTCATGGCGCCTTGCACCATGCGCATGATCTCGGCCTTGTCGGTGCGGCTGTCGATGTGGATGTTCGGCGCGAAGGTGACATTGCCCCCGCCGCCGCGGCCGCCGCGGCCGCCGGCGTCGGGGTTGTAGGCCTTGGGCACGATGGCCTCGCCCTTGTGCACGAGGGTGATCATGTCGCGTTCGAGCTCGTTGGTGCCGGTGGCGCCGCCCCCGCGCAGCACGCCAGGCAAGATGGCGCTGCCGGAGCCGAGGATGCCGCCGCCCTGCCCTGCGCCCGAGGCGTCGATGCTCAGGCCACCGCCGAACAGGCCGGCCGCGCCCTTGATGATGCTGCCCAGCAGGTCGTTGCCGCTGTCGGCCAGGGCCTGGATGCGCGGCTGCAGCACGGTCCTCGCAAACGCGGTCTGCAGCTCGCGGCGGAAGTTTTCCATCACCGTGGCCGCGCCGCGCTTGCCCTGGAAGAAGCCGTCGGTGATGCTCTGGGCGATGCCGTCGGTGCGGCGCTTGTGCTCGTCGGCCTCGGCCTGGCGGCTCTGCTTGTCGGCGTTCTGGGCGCGCAGCACCTTCATCTCCTGCAGCAGCGCGATCTGCTGCTGCAGGGCCACGGCCTCCTCGGTGTAGGCCGGCAGGCCTGAGATGCGCGTGAGGCGGGCCTGCACGTCGGCAATCTGGGCGTCGAGCACGGCCTGGCGGCGCTGCAGGATGGCCTCGGTGCTCATGCCGATCTCGGCCGTCTCGGCGGCCAGGCTGTCGCGCTGCTGCTGCAGGGTGGCCACCTGGCGCACGGCGGCCTGGCGCTCGGCCTCGCGGGCAGCGGCGCCGGCGCGGGCGATGGCCTCGGCCTCCTTGTTCTCGCGGCGCTGGGTCTCGGTCTCGCGGATGGCGATGGCCGTGCTCTCGGCGCGCTGGCGCAGCTGGTCGGCCTTGGTGCGGCCGATCTTCTTCTCGATCTCGTCGATCTCGCGCAGCATCTCGATGCGGAAGCGGTCCGCCTCGCTGAGCTTCTGGCCCGAGTCGAGCTCGGCCTGGGCCAGCCCCAGGCGCTTGGCGATCTGGTCGTTCAGCCTGGCATAGGGGTCGGCCGCGGTGGCACCGCCGGCGGACTTCTTCTTCTGCTCCTGCACGGCGATGTAGTCGCGCACGGCCGCGGCCTCGGTGGCCTGGGCGGTGGCGCTGCGCTTGGCCAGGGCCTCGGTCTCGATGAGGGCGTCTCGCTGCTCCACCAGGGCGGCCCGGCGGGCAGCAGTGAGCGCGGGGTTCTGGCTCTTGCGGCTGTCCAGCGCCTCGAGCTGCTTGTTGATCGACTCGATGCGCTGTTTGTTGGTCTGCTCTCGCCCGACGTTGAGGATGGCGTCCCAGGCCTCCGCCGCGGCGCTCTTGACGCTGCGCCACGCACGCTCGAAGGTGCCGAGGTTGGCCTCCAGCGCCTTCAGGCGCGGGCCCATCGCGTCGGCATAGGCCTTCTGGGCCACCGAAGCGGCTTCGCTCTCCCGGCCCTGCTCCATCAGCGCCTTGATCTGGTCGTAGATCGATCGGGTGAGGTAGTTGGTGCTCTCGTTGAGCGAGATGCTGGCCTTCAGCGGCTCGCGGCCCAGGTCAGCAAAGGTCTTGGTCGTCTGCTCGATGCTCTGGCCGAGCACGCGGTCCATGCGCACGGCCACCTCGGCGAACTGCTCGAGGTTGTTGGCCCCGACCTGCGCGCTGGCCACCATGGCAGCCAGCGCCGCGGCGGCTTCGCCCTGGGTGCCGATGGTGGCGTCGATGCTGCGGGCGTAGTCGGCCAGCTGGCTGCGCGTGGTGCCGGCCGCATTGCCGGTGAGGATGAGCTGCTTGGTGTACTCCTGCGCCTCGCGCGACCCATTGGTGTACGCCGCCACCAGCACTGCCCCGATGGCCGTGAGCACCACGAAGGCCGAGCCCAGCGCCAGCGCGCCGGCAGACAGGCCGCCCAGCGAGGCCGCGCCCTGCTCGCCCATGCCGGCCAGGGCGCCGTTGAGTTGCCCCGGAAACGGCAGCACGTTGCCCAGCTCGCTGGCCAGCACGCGCGCCGCGCCGCCGAGCACCTGCGCGCCGGCGGCGGCGTTGCGGGTGCCGGTGTCCAGCGCCTGGCTCTGCTGGGCTGCGGCGTCGAGCTTCTTGCCCAGCTCGTCGACGGCGCGGCCGCTCAGGGCCACGCCGTTGGTGGCTTCCACCACGCCGTCCGCCCGCAGGCGGATGCCGAGTTCTTCAACGGCCATGTCGCTCACTCCCCACGTTCACTGTTCCTGGTGTTCCAGCCGCAGGGCGGCGTGCGTCATCTCGCACAGCTGTTCGAACAGTGCGGGCCGCTGCCGGCGCGGGGTGCCCATCAGTTCCATGCAGGCCTGCACGCGGGTGCAGGGCAGCGTCTGCAGCAGGCCGCGCGGGGTGGTGACCCACTGGTCCTGCAGGCGCAGAAAGAGCCGCATGACGGGCACGTTCTCTGCCCACACGTGGTAGGGCTCGGCGGGGTTGGGGGCTTCCAGCTCGCCGGAGTCGGCTTCTTCGTCCAGCGGTTCCTGCGAGTCGAGCCAGGCCTGGGCCGCCTGCCTGTCGATGCCGAGCTTGACGAGCTCTGCAACGCGGTGGTCCTGCACGCCGGCGTTGCGGCGCAGGGCCACCCAGTGGCGGGCGGCCCCTAGCCGTTTTTTCGGGCGCCCAGGCCACTGGTCACCGCCAGGTAGGTGGCCACCATGGCGGTGCGCACCATGGGCGCGGCCAGCAGCTGCTGCAGCACCTGCGGGGTGAAGGGCGCCACTTGACCGGCCTTGTTCTTGACGCGCACGTCGCGCACCACGCGCTGGCAGATCTGCAGGTCGGTGGCAGGCGCTTCGCCGTCGGCCAGGCCCAGGCCGCGCATCTTGTCCAGCTCGGTCTGCGGCAGCAGCTCGAACTGCACGTCCAGCCGGGCGTGCAGGTAGTCGCCGTCGGTGGGCACGGGCACCATCACCGGCCACCAGAAGGGGGCGGGCTCGGCGTCCAGGATGAAGGCCAGCGGTTCGGGCTTGTCTGCGGTCATGGTGGGGGCGTGGCGGTGTGCGTGGCGGTGGGCATCAGGTGAAGGTGATCACCAGTTCGTCGTTGCCGGCGCCGTTGCGCGCGGCGTGCAGGTCGCACTCGAGCATGAGCGTGCCGCCTTCGAACTTGGGCTTGGGCTTGAGCAGCTGCACCTTGGGCAGGGACAGGGTCATGATGTTGCCCACCGCGGTGCCGTGCACGATGCTCAGCGCGGCCGCGGTGCCCAGCGTGCAGTAGCCGCTGGCGCCCAGGAAGTCCTTCTCGGCGACGAGCGGCATCTCGAAGATGGCCTTGCCGCCCACGACGCGGTCGGAGATGACCACGTCTTCGCGGTTGGTGCGGTTGCGGTACTCGGGCTTGGCACCCAGGTCGACGATGAGCTGGGACAGGCGCACCTGGTAGCCGCCGATCGTCACCACCGTGTTGGCCTTGTTCACGGCCACCGGGCGCGGGATGCTGGGGATGGTGGGCGCGGGCATGGCCTCGTCGACCATCGGCACGTTCAGGCCGATGGCGTTCCACTCCAGCATCGGCGCCTTCTTGGCGGTGAAGTTCAGCCGCCCGGTGCCGCGCAGGCCGACCATGGGCTGCTTGATGCCGTCGTTCCATGCGATGACGGTCGCGCTCTCCTCGCCGGTAGAGACGAGGTTGTACGTGACGCTGACGCCGACGCTGACGGTCTGCGCCATCGCAAAGGCGCGCAGCAGCGGGGCGCAGTTGGGCAAGGTGCCGGCCGGGGAGCCGCCGCCGCACAGCAGCACCTTGCCGCTGATGGTGCACCAGGTGGCGCCGACGATCTTCTCGCCCTGGCCAAAGTTGGGCATGACCGGCGCGTAGTCGTCGGTCTCCATCTCCAGCGGGTTCATCTCCACGTCCTGGCAGACGATGACGTTGGCGCCGGCGGTGGGGCTGGCGTTGACGCCGTAGGTGGTCTCGGTCTTGGCCGTCACCACGTGAAGGTTCTTCATTGCGGGCTCTCCTCGGGTTCAGCGGCGGGGCCA